AGAATTTTATAAGTCTTTGCCATAGTATCCTTAGCGTGGGGCTAATGCCCTTCTCAGGTTGTAATCTTTCTCGTAAGGTTGCTGCCCGCTGTTGGTGTATACGTTCCAGTTATTAGTGACTGGCCCTTGCTGGTTTTTGGGGATGACTATTACCCGCTCGCCAGACTCTACCCGCATAGGGTAGCTATCATTGGGGTAGCCTGGGGGCACAACAAAATTAGCACCGCTGGCGTAACCGCCTGAACCTGGGCCAATAGCAGGCTTGGTGCTGCCAGCTTTTTTGTCTTGGTCTACCGCTCTTCGATAGGTGGTTTCGTAGATCTCTATTTGGATTTTCTTGCCATCCAGGGCGTTCAGGTTTTGCCCCATCGCGTACAATGCAGCGGCGTATTCCTGAGCGGTTATCTGTCCGTTAGCCAACTGTTCTTTCAATACCTGGAGCTGGATGTTTGCATCAATAGACTGAGCTGTCATATCCAACATTGACCCCATAAGGAATCTAATCTGTGACTTGTACTCATCCGCGCCGATTGCACCATCTTCATACGCTTTGTTTAGCGCATCAATAGCGGCTTTTCCTAGTGCCGCTTCGGTCACATCCAGAATACCAATCGCTACCCGCGCCTGAGCTTCGGCGTTCTCGATTGCCGATTGTGTACCTTCCTGCAAGGCGCGCCGTTCTTCAATCAGTGCCCCGGTAACATCGCCAATCGGTGGGGCAAGGTTCTCGTATCTCTCCCGTAATAAGTCCATCACTTCGGCATCGTCTTTGCGCCGCCAGCGCAAGTCACCTTCCAGGATTGCATTCTCCCGTAAGGTAATAAGCCCAAGTTTCTGCGCCTCGTCTAACGCTTTCTGGCTGGCTTCAAAACTTACACTGTCAGAAATCGCATCATTGACAACCTCAAGCCAATCGTTCATAGCGGGAATTAGTTCAAGAGCCAGCGTGCGCTTTACTCCCTCCAGGCTGTCGCGCAGTATATCCATCTCAGCTTCATACTCACGGGTTAATAAGATTGACTCATTGGTTGCGATTAGTGAACGGTCTACTTCATCCGCCTGCGCTCTGAGTGCATCGCCACCTTTTGCCAGGATCGGAATAAGCGTTGTCCATTGTCTACCAAGCAGCTTGCTAGCCTTCTCCGCAAAGGCGGTCTTGTCGGTGGTGTTCACGAACTCGTCCGCCAGGATTGCCAGGTTGTCAATCGAAGGCGCTATGCCGTTCTTCGTCATCAATGACAGCGAGGTGCGCACCGCTTCGATGCTGATACCCCAATCATCCGAGACCTGGATAATACGGCTGGTTTCTTCAGCACTCAGCCCCAGGGCAGTAGACATCTCCCGCACCTGCTTGTTATACTCAACCGTGTCCTTAATGCTGTCCTGGATAAACTTGCGGGTTTCATTGAGTGCAAAGCCAACCGCGGCGGTCTGGGCTGCCATCTTAGCCAAGTTCAAAACAGTCCCCTTGAGTGACCCGTCAAGCTCGCTAACTTTCTTTTTGCTGTCCCCGGTCAGTACATCAATAATTATTTGCAGTTTACTTTGTGCGGTTGCCATTGGTTTCCTTTTTGCGCTCCGCTATCACCCAGCTTGCTATCTCCCACTCGCGCGGATTGTTCTTCGAGAACTCAACCGTTTTCACCTGCGCCGCGGCTTGCCGATACGCGCTAATAGCCCTGTATATACTCAGGGCTGTGTTCATCTTCCCCAGCATCCCGGCAGGTAGCATCATCACGTCAACCGCTCCCCATGACTGGTAATTTAAGGCTCGCTTCAATTCTGGGGGCGGCGGCGCTCCATCGAACACATGCGCCGCCACACCCATCATAAGTTTTTTGGTATCTCAGTCGCTAACCCGTAGGCGTTATCAACCTGCCCACCGAGCCAGCGAACAGCGCCGGGTTTCATCTCGTCAATGTTCTGGCCTTTGTAGAAATACCGCTTCTGTCCGTCAAAGTTGCCCACCTCACACGGCGGCTCAAGTATCCAGCCCGCATCAATAGCGGCTTTCAATTTGCTGGCGTTGGAGGTGTTGGACAATGCCAGTCGCGGCATATCAACCAGAGCGGTCTCTAACTTCTCAATGTCTAACTCCACTAAGTCCGGCTTGATCTTGAATTCCTTCTGCCAATCATGCAATTCGCTCATCATTCCTGCTTTCTAGGTTGCGGCGGTTGTCAGGGTTACATCATCCAGCGCAAGCTCCAAATCGAGCATAATCACGCCGTTGATTCCTGCTGAAATAGGCGCGCTGATAACCTGCGCCCTGGTTGATGTTATCTCGATATTCCCGGTCACATCGCCCGCAGGATTGGCCTGAAATGCGCCGGTTGTGCCTGGGGTGAAGGCGATTACGGTTGTGGTCGCGGTGGCTGCCAATGCAAGGGATACGCGGAAGCTGGCGGTTTTCGTGCCTGCCAAGTGCTTATCGTATCCGTTGCATTGGTAAACTATGTCGTTTACCGCCTGGTTGAAATCCCAGGACTGAAGGCAACTTGCCGTTGTGTACGTTGTGCCTGCGAAAACGAAACTGGCTTTCTTTCCTGAATCTGGCATGGCTTATCTCCTAACTTGTGCTCGTGGCTAAGGTTATGTCATCCAGCCCGAACTCAACATCCACGGCGATAACGCCATTGATGGGTGCGGTCATGGGTGCGCTGTTGACCTGAGCACGCGTGGCGCGGATTTCAATATAGGTTGGGGTGTCACCTGCGGGGTGCGCTTCAAACGCTCCGGTCGTGCCGGGAGTGAACAGGGTCACTTTGGCAGTGTCGGTTGCGGCAAGCGCCAGCGATACCCGGAAGGTTTGTGACTTCGTGCCAACGAGATGCTTATCATAACCATTACACTGATAAACTATATCGTTGACCGCTTGGTTCAGATCCCAAGATTGCAGGCAGTCATCGGCATCGAATAGGATTGTGGTAAATTTGAAACTTGCGTTTTTGCCTGGATCGGGCATATCATTTTTCCTTTTTTATACGCTTCTGATTGTCACTACCGCCGAAACCGCCCAATACGCCACCCCTGCCAACTGGTACGTGCCAGCCGTGATTTCGTAGGTGTGGAAGTTGGCTACCGTACCCAGGGCAGTATCAAGCGCGCTTTCTAGGTTATCCATCAGAGTAGATAACAGGTCGTAATTAGTTTCCTGCCCGCTCTGCCCTGCCGCCTCCGCTAAAATCACATAGCGCAGCATTCTCGTCTTGTTGTTATTGATGCACGACAAAACGTAATCGCCAAGCCCGGATGATGGAAGCTCCAGGAACGCCAGGGGTAAATCACTGCTAGACACCGATGCAGGCGGGAATCCTTTATGGACGGTTACACCCGTTACGCTCATGCTTTCCAGGGTCGTCTTGAAGGTTGTGTTAGTCGGTAAATCGGGCATGTTTTTTTCCTCGTAGGGAACGCGCAGGCTTCACGGCTTGCGGTGGTGCGCTGATATATCCTAAGAACAGGAAGCGCGCAGCCTCGGCGTTATTTAAGTCTAGCTCTTCGCCCGGCTTGACTAAGAAACCTTTATAGAAAAAACGCTGTTTCGCGGTGTAGGTCGCCATCAAATGACAATCCTTCTGTACGGGTCAAGCAGTAACTTCACGTCAGCGGGGATGCCCTGCGGCGTGGTGATAACCCCGGCATCGGGTATTGCGGTTACATCAAACACCTGCGCATCTTTCTGGCGGTAGTAGTATGCGGCTAATCTAACTGTCGCGTGTACGATGTCATCGGGTGCGCTGGATGAGTAGGACCACTTCCCGCTGATGGTAACTCCGTTCTCTGGGTCATTGGTATAGGTCCAGCTTTTCGTAGTGTTACCCAGAAGCTTCAGCTCATGGTACGGCGCGATATTGCGCGGCACGGTGATGTACTCGGTTGTTAAAACAGTGGTTGGTGTACCATCGGCATCCGTGACAATCTGAGTGATTGAACACAGGTCGGTATCCAATACCAGGATGCGCCCGCGGGTATCTTCACCAACCGTGAAATACCGGGTCGCTGCCACCGAGGAATGCTCAAACGTGCGTTGAGTGTAGGTGTCAATCGCTTTTTGCGCCCTACCAATCAAGTCCGTGATGAGCGTTGCGTCTCCGGTGGTGGTCGTGCCCAGGTATGCGCGTACCGCCGATTCGGTTGTGTATGCCATTGGTTATATCCTCCTGGGGGGATTGGGCTGTTGCCAGCCCAATCCCCGTACCGCTAATCAGGAGAAATTAGGCATCAATCTCGCTAACAGTCGCCAGATCGCCAAACGCGATGGTGGTGAAGGCTTCGGTGTAGCGTCCGCGGCTGCCCAGAATTACCGCAGCAAAGTCAACCGATGTAGCGCCGGACAGAACCGTGCTCAAGCGCACCCAACGCAGACCAGTGGATGCAACTTCTTCCGAGCTGACGTTGATGACCGCCTGCGAGTTAGTATCGAGCAGGACCTCAGTCATGGTGAAGGTCTTATCGGTCAGGGTAGTCCAGGCTCCGGTGGAGGTGGCGCTGGCGTACATCGTGCCAACCACGGACGCGGCGGTTGCAAACGTGCCGGTCATGGCAACCACCATGATCTTGCGCCACATCTTCATGTCAATCGCATCCGATGTGATGGTCGAGGTTGAGTAGGAATCCGGGTCGTTGGTCGCGACAATTGAGAGTCGTTCACTGAGTAAATTTTCAGCCATTGCAATAGCTCCTTATGTTTTGGATTACGGGCCAGCAGCCAGCACCACAAAGGGGCTGTAGGTTACTGTACCATCTTCGCCAGTAATGGCGTTGTTGAGTGTCGGTTGTCCATCCACGCGCTTAGTCACGCGCCATGCCACCCGGTCATTGGCGAAGGCGTAATGGGGGGAGAAACTCACCCGCATACCGCTCACATGATCGCCAATCAGGTAGTACGATGGGTCAGCCAGGATGATGTCTCCGGCTGTGTCAAGCGCAGGTAAGCAGCCCACAATGTAGACAGGCCAACCAAGCAGGGTCACAGGCAAGCCGGATTTGATGCTCTGCAACCAGGTCAGCGGGTCGGTAACGAGTTGTACCAGTTGGTCAACTGTTCCGGGTCCAACGAACCAGGCAGCGGAGTTGTAGCTGTCCGGGGTGAAGTCTGAAATCATCTGCGCCAAATCCGCCAGTACAACGGTGGTCGCTGTGGCTCGTTGGGGTGATATTAGCGCGCCTGAGTTCAGAATACCCAGGGGTTTGCCGATACCATTGCCGCGGAAGAATGCGTACTCTTCCGCTGCGCCGATGGCTTTTGCGAACTGGTTCATCAGCACGCTTTCCAGGTTGCCCGCGAAATCCGCCATCACTTCGGTTGAAGCGAGTGAGTAAGTCGCCAGCTTGTGGGCTACCAACTCAATCAAGCGGAAGCGCGGTTCTGTCTCCGGCAGTGTTCCAGCCTCTTCAATCCAGCTTGCCGTTACACCGCCTGAGTAAGCGGTTTCGCCTGCGGCGGTGTCGGTCTCAATATCCATCACTGGATACTCACGGCTTCGGCGGGTCATGGGAACAACTGTCGCGCCAGCTCTCCGCAAAGCAGAGAAGTCTTTCACGATGTTGTTCAGTAACTCGCCGTACTCAACCGGGACACCATAACCGCCCGTTGCGCCTGCGCTCTCAGCCATCGCGGTTTTGACGTGGGCTGGAAGCTTCTCGTCCTCTTCTTCAGTATAGCGCGAGTTGTAAACACCTTGCAGGCGCTTGACATTCTTGCGCTGTACCGCCAGGAGGAAGTCGGCAAACGATTTGTTTGCGGCGTGGTCGGTCTCGCTGTCAGGTGCAACGTATCCAGCATCCTTCAACTTTGGGGAGGCTTGGATCATAGCCAGGAGCGTTTCAACCTTGTCGGAGAGTGCTTTGACTCCATCAATTTGTTCGGTCATGGTCATGCTCCTTTAGCCAGCAGCCAGTGCTACGAAGGGTGAAACCGTTGTAGTAGCATCCTCCACGGTGATTGTGCCGTTGATGATTGGTTGCCCGTCCACACGCTTTGTAACGCGCCATGCGAGCTGGTCGGTCACAAACTTGTAGTGTTCCGAGAAGGCGATGCTCAACCCGCTGGTATGGTCTGCAATCAGGTAGAAATTGGGGTCAACCAGCAGGATGTCGCCCGCCGTATTCAGCGCAGGCAGGCATCCGACAACGTACAGCGGATATCCGAGCAGGGTGGATTGCAACCAGCGGTCACGCTGATTTTCCATCCAGGTCAACGGGTTGCTAACCAACTGGATGAGTTGATCCACCACGGTTGGAGAGACGAACCAAGCGCCTGAATTGTAGCTTTCGGGTGGGAAGTCGCTCAACATCTGCGCCAGGTCAGCCAGCGCAACGGTAGAAGCTGCTGAG